ATCTGCTCGAACACCTCGGGATAGCGCAGGTGTATCTCTTCGATCAGGGCGGCCTGCTCCTGCCCTTCCCGGTCGACGGGCTTGGCGCGGGCCGGCTTGGCCTTGAACGGCCGAAGGGCGGGTGCATTCATGCGATCAGCACTCCTTCGTGGAGCAGCAGCGCCTGGGTGCGCATGACGCCCTCGGCGTGGTACTGGCGGGCAGTTTCGCGATCCACGGCCTTGCTGCGCCCGTCACAGGCGTCGTGGCAGGCGCTGCAGCACCAGGCGCCCTGCAGGTCGTGCGGCTTCTTGCCCACGCCGCAAGTGCCGGCCAAGCGGTAGTGCGCTAGGACTGTGGTCTCGGGGTTGCCGTTGCACACGCCAGGAATGCGCACCTGGCACTCCCGGCCGCGTGCGGCCTTGGTCAGTTTGGTTTGACGCACGTTCAGGACTCCTTTTCGCCGCGGTGCGATTCCCACTCGAAGGGCACAATCACCCCGCCGCCCTCGCGCAGGCGGTCGTAGCAGCGCTCGCCCATGGCGTGGCGCAGCTGGTCTCGGTCGAGGTTGGAAATCACCACCGTGGGGCGCATCTGCTCATAGCGCCCGTTGATGATCGAAAACAGGGTGGTCAGTTCGAATTCACTCGGCTGCTCCTTACTCGCTCCGACCTCGTCCAGCACCAGGAGCGAAGGTGCGATCAAGCTGGACAGGATGTCGGCCTCGGACTGCTCGCTGTGGCGGTCGTAGGTCGCCCGAATGGACTGCAGGACGGCACCCACCGTGCGGTACACAGCGGTAGCCGAGGTGTTGCGCATCAGCTCGTTGGCCATGCCGGCGCCCAGATGCGTCTTGCCGGTACCGACCTTGCCCAGCAGCATCAGGCAGCGGCCGGTGCGCTCGATCTCTTCGAAGTCCGCCACGTAACGAGTGCAGTAGGCCAAGGCCTTGCGCTGGCCCTCGTGCTCGACGCGGTAGTTGGCCAGGGTTCGGTCGGCAAACCGCTTCGGAATCAGCGCCGAGCCCAGCTTGCGGGCCATGGCCTCACGCTTCAGACGTGTCTCCTCCTCCAACTGCTTGGCCTCGCGCTCAGCAATGGCGCTCTTTTCGCACTCAGGGCAGCGCCCAACGATTTCGCGGCCCAACAGCATGGTTACCCGCTGCTCGAAGGCGCCGTGGTGCTCGCAATCCGCTGGCTGGATACGGAAGCCAGCGGCGTTTTTCACCTCGGCCATGGTGATCACCGATTCAGATCGCATAGGTGCCGTCCTCACGCGCGGCCAGGCCGGCGGTGTAGTCGCGTTCGTTGAACCCGTGGTGGCGTCCGTTTGGCTTGCCCTGGGTAGGGAGCTGTGTGCCGATGCGCTTGGTGACCCACTCGACTTCGAAGCCGCGCCACCCGTTCTCGACGGCAATCTCCAGGGCCTGGGCAGGCTGGACGCCGAAGGCCTTGCACTGATCTAGCTTGGCGTTCAGGGCAGCCCAGATCCGGGCGGTCACCGGGGCCTTGGCAGCCTTGCGGACAGCCAGGTAGTCAGCGATCAGCGACTCATCCAGGCCATGAGGGTTGTCAGCTAGCATGGCGGCCTTCCCGAACGGTGCTTTGCGGTCAGCTTTGGCCGGAACCGGCTGCTCATCGCTGGGGGGGCATGTATTTTCTTCCGAAGGAAGAAATACATAGGGGGTTAGATTCTTAGAATAAAGAAGGGAGTCGGCGGTTTTGGTCTGTTTCGACTCTGAGCCGATTCGGACCACTTCAGCCGAGTCGGCTGTTTTGGTCTGTTTCGGATCAATGACGTAGACCCAGTCATTCGGATCATTCACGCCGATGTCGCCCCGGGCGCCACCCTCACGGAACAAGACCCGACGACGCAGCAGGCTGGAGATCGCCTTCGACACGGTGTCAGGGTGAGCGTGGATGGCTTTCGCGATGTCGGTAGCCGGGATGCGCTGAGCACCCGCGCCGAAGTTGATGGTGGCCTTGGCCACGTACAGCACAATCTTCATCTCCCGGGCTGGGAGATCGATAGCCAGCAGGCCATCCATGAGCTGGTTGTCCATCCGGGTGAACCCCCTGGACTTGTCAAGTGGGACTATGTTTGTCATGCTTAAACCCGTTGAAATGCTGTAGAGAAAGCCGCCCCGCCAGGCGGTTTTTTTTCGTCTGCGATTCCTGTACTGGACGGATTCACAGTTACTTCAGATATCTACTGGCGAATCGCCAGATCACACATACTTCACCTCGTCAGGCTGCTGACTTGTCGCAGGCTGGAGAAGGGAAAACATCGTCTAGGTCGCAGACAGCGCCAAGCGAATTCAGCGCTGCGACGATCTTCCTAGCCTCTTCAAGCCCAGGACTCCTGCGGCCGGCCTCGTAATTGGAGAGGCGTGACTGGTTCCAGTTGAGAGCTCGCCGAAGCTTTGCCTGACTGATCTCCGCCCCCTCTCGGATCTTGCGAATGTTGTTCATAGGGGTTCCTCGTTGACTTGGCCTCAGGATAAACACGCATCGTGTTAATGGCAATCACAAAGAGTGAAAGCACGACATTTCATAACGTGATTAGAATCGCGGCCATGAAAGAAACCCTCGGACAACGAATCAAACGCCATCGCAAGGCCGCAGGACTATCCCAGGCGGCCCTGGCTACCGCTTGTGGATGGAAATCCCAATCGCGAGTTGGCAACTACGAAGCAGACAGCCGTGAACCATCGCTGGCCGATCTGCGATTGATCGCCAAGGCCCTTCGCGTCGACGAATCGGAAATCATCCTGGACTACAAGCCGAGCGCTGCGGAGCCTGCCCAGAATCCTGTACAGGCGAACGCAACGATGCTGGGCCCGATTGAAGTCTGGGATGACGACACGCCATTGGATGAGGACGAGGTCTATGTGCCGTACCTGAAAGAGGTTGAGCTTTCGGCAGGCCAAGGCCGCACTGTTGTTGAGCAGTCGCACACCCGACGCTTGCGGTTTGGCAAGCTCACCCTACGCCGCCAGAACGTTCAGCCAAGCGAGGCAGTGTGCGTAACCGTTGGTGGCAACAGCATGGAGCCTGTGCTTCCCGACGGCAGTACAGTTGGCGTTGACCAAGGAGCAACCACCGTAGTCGACGGCAAGATGTACGCCATCAATCATGGCGGTCAGCTCCGAGTGAAGACTCTGTATCGGCTCCCTGGTGGAGGCATACGCATGAGAAGCTTTAATCGCGACGAGCATCCTGACGAGGAATACAGCGCCGAGGAGATGATCACCAAAGAAATCATCATCCTCGGAAAGGTCTTCTGGTCTTCAGTCCTCTGGTAATCCCCCCAAATCCATCATAAAGCCCGGCCATGCGCCGGGCTTTTTGTTGCCCTCGACAAAAATAATCACATTTCGTGTTGACACGAATAAACACGTTGCGTGATATTAGCGACACGCCGGATCAACACCGGCCAGAAAAAAGGCAGCTACGGCGGCCAACGCTCTTTAAAAACCAGCAGATGAGCCATCAGGCGCCGAGTGAATCCGGCAATTGAGTTCTGGTGGACGTTACGCAACGCAGCAAGCTTCCTCGCTCGACATGTCGGCCCGCAGGTTTGCTAAGCAATACCGATTTCAATGGCTGGCCTTGGTGACAGGGCCAGACGGGAAATCAACCCCACGGAGCAACACCCCATGCTTGGAAAACTGTTCGGCAAGAAAGGTCGTGAAGCCCGCGCTGCAATGCAGGTGGTTCAGAACCGCGACCTGATGCAGGCGATCGTCTACGGCGCCTTCTACGTCGCTGCTGCCGACGGCGAGATCGGCGAAGACGAGATCAAGAAGACCGAGAAGCTGATCGCCAACACGCCTCAGCTCAAAGGCTTCGGTCCGGAGCTGTCCAACACCATGGACCGCGCCGAGAAGGACTTCCACGACGGCGGCCATCGCATCCTGCGCATGAACGCCGAGAAGGAGCTGAAAGACCTGGCCCACTCGCCTGAAGAAGCGGCCATCGTCATCAACGTCATGCTGACCATCGCCGAGGCCTCGGGCGACATCGACGACAAGGAAATGGCCGTCCTTGAGAAGTCGGCGAAGCTGATGGGCCTCAGCCTGAAGGACTACCTGTGATCCGTATCGCGTCGTTCGCGATCATGGCCGTCGCCGTCGTGTGGTTGGTAATGCGCGGCATCGATTACGGGACCTGCGCCTGGTACGGCCACCAGACTGAGCGCGACACCCGCTACGCCGCATTCGTCGGCTGCATGGTGAAAACCAGCAGCGGATGGGTGCCACGCAACGAACTGCGCACCCAGCAGTAACACCGCGTCAGCCTGACGAAAACTGCCCGATCTACCTGGTTCCCCATCACCAGGCTGCATCGGTGTGTGATCTGAATCCTGCCGCCAAGCAGCACAGCTTCCATCCAGCGAGATCGGGAGGAACGAACACCGGTCGATGCAGAGATTGGCTCCTGCCAGATCACACACCAATGCAGCCCACCGAGGACACTTCATGGAAACGATCACCTGCGGCTCATGGATTGGCCAGCTCGGCAAGGCGCTGGCTCCCCGCGAGCTTGAAGCATTGCTGTGGGTGGCCCAAGGCCTCACCACTAAAGAAATCGCCCGCCAGATGGCGGTCAGTCCTGGCACAGCCAAGAACCGCATCAAGTTCGTGCTGTTCAAGCTCGAGGCCGGCCGCCGCATCGAGGCGGTCACCAAGGCCATGCGCCAACAGATCATCAGCCCGCTCTGCATCCTGCTCGCCAGCCTCATCGCCATGCATGCGGTGATCGACGACAGCGACCCCATGCGCCGCGATCGCCGCGCGCCGGAGCGCCGCACCGCCCAAGTTCGAATCGTTCGCAAGGCCGAGGCCTTCGAGCTCCACGCCTGACCCACCGAGGACCACCCCATGCAAGCAGCCATCCAAAACAGCCAGGGCCAACTCGAAGCTCTGCGCCAGGAAGTGATCACGGCCACCGAGGCCTTCCGCAGCAAGTCACGCTTCTTCGTCACGCAGAGCGGCAATGGCTGGGCTGTCGTCTCGGCAAGCAACAATCGCGTGTACGGCCGCAACACCAGTTATCCGCAGGCCGTGCGCTATGCAGAGAGCCTGGAGCGCGCCATCGACGCCAAGACCCTGCCTGTGGTGGCAGTGGTGAAAGTCCGCCAAGTCGGCGAGGCGGCGACGCGCTGGTGCTCGCTGCTGGCCCTGCTGTTCATCGTTGCTGCAGCAGTGGCCCAGTCATGAGTCGCGGGGTAAACAAGGTCATCCTGGTGGGCACCTGCGGCCAGGACCCAGACGTGCGCTACCTGCCCAACGGCAACGCGGTCACCAACCTCAGCCTGGCCACCAGCGAGCAGTGGACCGACAAGCAGTCGGGCCAGAAGGTCGAGCGCACCGAATGGCACCGCGTTTCGCTGTTCGGGAAGGTCGCCGAGATCGCCGGCGAGTATCTGCGCAAGGGCGCCCAGTGCTACATCGAGGGCAAGCTACAGACCCGCGAGTGGGAGAAAGACGGCATCAAGCGCTACACCACCGAGATCATCGTCGACATCAACGGCACGATGCAGCTGCTCGGCGGCAAGCCGCAGGGCCAGCAGCCAGGGCAAGCGCCCGATCGTCAACCGCAGCAACGCCGACAGGCACCCCAGCAGCAGAGCCAGCAGTCGGCACCGCCGGATAGCTTCGATGACGACATCCCCTTCGCCCCGGCGCACCACCTCACGGGGGCGTAGCCATGCACAACCAGCGCTACCAGTGCCCGCCTGCATACTTCCTCGGTCGAGCCTGCAGAGACAACTTGCAGTCACGCGATTCCCAGCCATACGGCTGGATGACCGTGGAGTGCGGGTGGTGGCTGGCAGGCTGGAATGATCGAGACATGGAGCTCACCGCTTGAAACGCATCACCGCACGCGTCCGGCACGGCCGGCGCCAGCAACACATCAATCTGCCGCCCAGCGGCTTGGGAGGTAGCAGCAATGGCGAAGACGCCAGCCCAGCGCAAGAAAGAGCAGCGCGAGCGGGACAAGCTGACAGCAGAGGAGCGCGAAGCCAGGTTGCTGTCACGCCGAATTGTCACGGACCTCTATCACAACACGGACAACGCGCTTAAGCGCGTGATGGCCCGAGCCGAGATCGAGGAAGAGCAGGACCTGATCTCACGCCTGATACACGGCGCCGACCGCCTCACAGACAAGCAACTCGAAAAGCTAATTCGCATCGCGTGACACCGTGCTGTGACAGGCGGCCAATCCTAATTCCACCATGCCGCATCCGGCCACGGAGGGCGGCGCATGCATGGAGAAAGCCATGAGCAACTACAACTGCGACTACGTTCGCCGTCACTACGACGTGCCGGCGGAGATCGGGCGTCGCGTGATCGCCAACGGCGAGCCAGGCGTCATCATGGCCGACCGTGGCCACTACATCGGCGTGATCCTCGACAGCGACCCGAAGAAGCGCATCCGCAACTACCACCCCACCTGGGAGATGCAGTACGGCGAAATGGCCGAAACGCTGCCGCTCAAGCAGTGGGAGGTTCTAACCAACGGCATGTATGACTGGGACGACGTGCGTTACATGCTGGGCGATGCCCGCCACTACGTGCAGCGCGTATGGGCGGCGACCCGCAGCCAAGCGAAGTACCGGGCCTACCAAGAGCTGGCTGAGTGCTTTAACGACGACGCCACCGCCATGCTGAGCTTCAAAGTTCGCGCTGCCGCCTGACCTTCGCTGCCCGCCAGCGCCTTCCCCTATTCAACGATAACGCCTCCCCGGCGAGGGCGGCGCCTGCCTGGAGATCACCATGAGCACATTCGCAGTGTTCGGCATGACCCGTGATGTAGCGCTGGCTGAGGCCAAGAAGCGCGTCAAAACCAGTAAGCCTGGCAAACCAGGCGGACCCTCAATTCAGCTGACCCCTGAGCAGTGGGAGGAGGCGGTCGCCAAGTACGTTGACAAGCTCATGAGCGGCGAGAAGGTGAAGCAGCTCAGCAACATGTTCGACGCCCCCCAGTACGCCCAACAGTTCATCGACCTGGCCAAGCGCTCCGGAGATTCCCGAGACCTGCGCATTCGGGCGCGTTGCGCGATGACTGATGCGAAGGGCAATCCCATCATCAACCCTAAGACCAAGATGCCAAGGATCGGGTGGTCCGACTGGCAGCCTGAATCGAAAGCCGCCTGACACGGAGTTACCCATGCCCACAGAAAACCGATCCAGCAACACTGAACTGCTCAGCCAGGCCGCATCGGCCATCGAGGACCTGCTGGCAAACGGCACAGGCACGATTGCGGCCGGGGCCTGGGCCAGCCTGCCCGAGGAGCTGCGTGCTCTCTCCGCCAAGCCAACCCCGCAGCCCCACCCCGAGCCTATAGCCTGGATGGTTGGTACTGCCTTCTGGTGGACCAAAGAAGAGGCAGAGAGGGATGCGGCGGCGACTGGGTTGCCCGTGATTCCGTTCGGAGCACTTACGGGCGCAGTTAAACAGCACCAGGGTGAGCCGGTGGCGTTCTGCTGGTCGTACAAGATGGGCGGCGAGCAGCGGTTTTGCCCGCGTGATCCACGCACGGAAAAGTGGGGTGTGGATATGTCCGAGTACATCACGGACGTTGAGCCGCTCTACACCCACGCCGATCCTGGCGAAGTTGAGCGGTTTGTCGCTGCGAATACTGAGTACGCCCGACGACACCTGGAGCTGAATGGCGAGGTTGAGCGACTGCGCGCCGAGCTTGGCCAGTGCGAAGCTATGGCCACAATGGTTGCAGAGCGCGAATGGGCAGAGCATGTCGGTACCGGCCCGGTATCCAGCAAGGTGGAGGCGGCTTTCACCCAGCTGCACAACGACCTGCATGAGGCCGGCGAGAAGCTGGCCGAGCGGGATGCCCTCCTGCACGAGGTTTCGATCTCGCCTGACTGGTCGCTGTCGGTGGACCTGCAGGTGCGAATCAGCGACGCCCTATCCGCCAGCGCAGAGCCGCAGGTGAACTCGTGAAGACGCACTTCGCACCATTCACCGACCTGGAAGATATCGAGCAAGCACCGTGCGGCACCTGGCTCGGGGAGGCCCCCGAGCTGTCAGGCGACTGGGCCATGGTCGATTGCCGGCTCTGCCATACGCGCCGAGAAAGGATCATCGCTGCCGCAGCTGATGAAGAGCGCTTCATCGTCGAGCAGATGGGCGACATGGCTGCATTCATGCGCGCACAAGGCTAGGCCGCCACGGAGCACATTTGTACTCCTCCCTGCTGTAACCCCTCTCCCCTCTATTCACTGCCGCGATATGGCGGCCAAGGACGAAGTCATGCCTGAAGAAAAGCAACTGATCCAGCCGCTGCAGGTTGAGCGCGATGAGTACGGTTTCTGGACCCACCCGGCCTGGCCAGATGACGGCGACGAATGCGCACTGCCTTTCAGCTGGTTCGGCGACCACGGTCTGGAGTACTGCGTGGTCGAGATGGAAAATGACGGGCCTGAAGGAATGATGGAAGCCTGGATGGACGATGGCGACTACGACTGCACGCCGTGGCAGCCAAGCAAGCCAGCCGGCGATGGCTGGTTCACCTTCTCGATCCACGACACTGAGGACGGCCCGATCTGCGTTTGGGTTCGCTACAAGGTGGCAGCATGACCCGCCTCGCCCTCTGCCTCCTGATGCTGGCCACCGGCGCCAGCGCAACCGAGAACGTCATCGACGTGCAGCACGACAGCCAGCGCGGCGTCACCTGCTACCTGCTGAATGGGGTCGGCATCAGCTGCATCCCCGACAGCCAGCTGCAGGCCGGCAACCAGCGCCAGCTCTCCCCGCACGAAACCCACCCCGAACCTACACCCGCACTGGCGCCTGGGCGATGGATTGATGAGAGGTATGAGCTGTGAGCGAGAAATTTGAGCGTGAAGAGCGCTACATCGTCTTCAAGGTGAAGGACCTGAGCGAGCACAAGCTCGGCTGGGTGCGCGACGTGATCAGGCTGAACGACATCCCAACCGTGGATGCGGTAGTCGTAGAAGCCGACTGGCCAGAGTACGAGCCGACCTGGGCGGCGATCGAGCGCCGCGTCACAGGCGGGCAGTGGAATGGCGAAGGCCTGCCGCCAGTCGGCGTCGACTGCGAATACTTCGATGGCGGTGAATGGATGCGGTGCGAGGTGGTGGCTCATCGCAACAACGCTGCTGTTGTTCTAAGCGACTGTTATGAGCCTGCCTTCGTTTCCCAGCAAGAACTTCGCCCCTTCCGCACGCCTGACCAGGTCGCGGCGGAAGAGCGCGAGAAGGCCATTGCAGAGATGGTTTCAACATCGCCCATGCTCGACAAAGGTTGGGCGCGCAAGGTGTGCACAGCTCTTTTCGAGGCCGGCTACCGCAAGCAGGTGGCGCCATGATCCTGCCCCTGATGTACATGGCCTACCTGATCTACAGGGGGCCGCGATGAGTGATGCACCGATCGAGCCCCAAGACTGGTCGTTCGGCGTTAAGGTCGTACAGATCGAAGATATCCGGGTTGCTCGCGGCCTTACCCGCAGGCCTAGAACCTCCTGCCGGCACCGGAAGATGGTTTACGACGAGAAGGAGCGGCGCGTCTGGTGCAGCGATTGCGAGACAGAGGTAGAAGCCTTCGATGCGTTCCTCTACCTGGTCGAGCACTACGGAGCTGCGGTAAGCAAGCTCAACCGGCGGGCCGAGGAACTGGCCCAGGCTGAGAAGTTCCAGCTCCGCAGTCGCGCAGCAAAGGCGATGGACGACGCATGGCGCAGCACGACCATGGCTCCTCTATGCCCTCACTGCAACAACGCCCTCATGCCCGAGGATGTGGTAGGCGGACTTGCCAGCATGTCCAAAGAGTTCGTCCGGGCGGAGCGAAAACGCAAAGCCGACCTCAAGAACAAGTAGCCCCTCCCCCAACTACTCAAGCCCGCCGACATGCGCTGGCATGGAGAGCTATTGCCGCCACCGGCGGCGTGGAGACCATCCATGGAAACCGAGATCCTTTCGGACGAAGAGCTGGCCGACCTGACCGGTTACAAGGCCAGGGGCTGGCAGCGCCGCTGGCTCAACGAGCGCGGCTGGCACTTCGTCGAGAGCCGCGGCGGCCGCCCCCTGGTGGGTCGCCAGTACGCCCGCATGAAGCTTGGCGTCACCCTCGAAGTGGTGCCCTTAGCGCCACCGCCGCCTCCAAACGTCCCCGCGTGGACACCCGATGTATCGAAGGTAAGGTGATATGCGCCCTAGGAAGACTGAAAACAGGGATTTGCCGCCGGGAATGTACCGGCGCAAGCGCACCAGCAAGAGCAAGAAGAACCCAGGCAAGGAATGGATCAGCTATTTCTACTTGGACAAGTCAGGCAAGCCGATATCGCTGGGCACCGACTTGAGCTTGGCCCGGCTGAAGTGGGCCGAGCTGGAGGCGAAGGAAAAGCCAAAGGACCTGGTGACCATGGGTGCGATCTTCGACCGGTACGAGCGCGACATCATCCCGAAGAAGGCGCCGCGCACCCAGAAAGACAACCTGGCCGAGATTCGTCAGTTGCGGACGTACTTCGAGAAAGCGCCCATCGACGGCGTCACGCCGTCGCAGGTTGCCCAATACAGAGACGCCCGAAGCGCAAAGGTCAGGGCCAACCGGGAGATCGCAACCCTCTCCCACGTCTTCAACATCGCTCGGGAATGGGGGCTGACAAGCCGAGAGAACCCGTGCCAGGGCGTGCGCAAGAACAAGGAAGCACCCCGTGACTTCTACGCGAACGATGCAATCTGGAAGGCCGTCTACGCAAAAGCGGTGGATGAACTGAAGGTTGCCATGGACTTGGCGTATTTGACGGGCCAGCGTCCTGCGGACGTGCTGGTGATGAGGCGAGACGACATCGAGGACAAGGCCCTCGGCGTGAAACAGAAGAAGACCCACAAGAAGCTGCGCATCATGCTTGAAGTGGATGGTATGGAGAGCGGGCTGGGCAAGCTGATCAGGAAGATTCTGGAGCGCAACTCTGGTCACGGCTCCCCGTACCTCATCCTGACCGATGCAGGCAAACGGGTCACGGCCGCGATGCTACGCCATCGTTGGGACGATGCCAGGGAGGACGCAGTGAAGGAAGCCGTTGCCGCCGGTGACCAGGTCTTGGCCGGCCGTATCAGCCAATTCCAGTTCCGCGACATTCGCCCTAAAGCGGCTTCGGAAATCACCGATGTCGACCACGCCAGCCTGCTGCTTGGCCATACCAAGGGGGACATTACCGAGCGGGTTTATCGTCGAGTTGGAGCCTTGGCGAAACCCACTAAATAAGGAAAGTATTGTCAGCGCTGGCAAAATAAACCATTCCCAAAGGTGTTCCCATGGGCAGATTTTCTAAGCCCCAAAAACGCAAAAAGCCCTGAATAATCAGGGCTTTGAATATGGCGGAAGCGTAGAGATTCGAACTCTAGGATAGTTGCCCATCGACGGTTTTCAAGACCGTGCTACAAGCGCCCAAT